CCGTGACTATCGATACTTTGGGTTCGGGTACTGTCGGCGGCTACATTACGTACTTCGTTCAAGACCCGCTGGTCGGCCAACAGAACGTCTAATCGGGGGCCATTATGGCTAACTTGATGGGTGTCCCGTCGTCGGAAGGGCAAACTCTTTCTGGCGGGTTGTATACCCCGCCGGCTTCTGCTGCTTAATAGGGGCGCGTCATGACGATGCAAACTGATGTTAAGTCGGCGCACCTTAGCGCGGCTGGCTCTTACTACGCAGGTCGAACACGGCTAAAGGGTATTGTTGTATCCCCAAAAATAAGCACGGCGGTAACATTTGAAATCCGAGACGGTAGCGCCACAGCCGCCGTTCTCTACACGATGGACTTAGCTGGCAACAGTAATCCAAACACGTTTTATGTCATAGTCCCCGGTGAAGGTATTTTGGCTAAGACCGGGCTATATCTGACCTTATCGGTTGGCTCAGTTACCGGTATCACGGTGTTCTATGGCTAAGACCCCGGCTTGGACGCGTAAGGAAGGAAAGAACCCCAAAGGCGGTTTGAACGCTAAGGGCCGTGCTTCTTATAATGCTGCTAATCCGGGTAAACCGGGGCTGAAAGCTCCGCAGCCTGAAGGTGGTTCGCGCAAGAAATCTTTTTGTGCCCGTATGTCAGGTATGAAGAAGAAGCTTACTAGCGCTAAGACTGCTAATGACCCTAACTCGCGTATCAACAAAAGCCTGCGGGCATGGAATTGTTAACATGACAGAACATCACGAAACCATTAAACAGGCAGTTGATGCGGCGTCTGTGGTTACTGTAGTTGGAACACTTATGAATGCACTACCGGCGATTGCAGCAGTATTCTCGATTGTCTGGTCAGTCATCCGCATCTACGAAACCAAGACCGTGCAAAACTGGATTCAAAATGCCAAGCGTAAGTAAGAAGCAGCACAACTTTATGGCAGCGGTGGCCCATAACCCAAAGTTTGCCAAAAAGGTCGGTATCCCTCAAAGTGTGGGGGAGGAATTTAACAAAGCCGATAAAGGCAAACAATTTAAACGAGGTGGTGAAATGGCTGAATCGAAGAAGATGGTTAAGAAGGAAGTGGCCTTTATGAAGGCCAAGGGCGCCCCGAAGTCGATGGTCAAGCACGAAGAGACCGAGATGGGCATGAAGAAGGGCGGCGCTTGCAAGAAGATGGCTAAGGGCGGTTCGGTTTCTTCGGCCTCTAAGCGTGCAGACGGTGTTGCTATTAAGGGCAAGACCAAGGGCCGTAACCTTGGTGACTCTGGTAAGACTGTTGGTATTCAAAGCGGCGCTCGTGGTATGAAGCGCGGCGGTAAGTGCTAAGGAGTTAATCATGGCTAAAGACTTTGGTGCTGAAGGTCTGGGTGATATGACTGGACCGCCTACGGTTAGTAAACCGGAAAAGAAACCCGCGCCACCGGCCCCAAAGAAGCCGATGAAAGATTTTGGTGCTGAAGGTCTTGGTGATTTGACTGGCCCTCCGGCTGTTACTAAGCCTGTTAAAAAAGCCAAGGGTGGCTCGGTTGGCTCCGCCTCTAAGCGTGCTGACGGCTGCGCTCAACGTGGTAAAACTCGTGGAAAGATGGTGTAATCATGGGAATCAAGGACGTTTTAGGGACTATCTCCCCCGCTTATGGAGTGGTTTCCGGGCATGGTGCTTTTGGTGAGTTAGCCGACAGCGGTATCGGCGGGGCTATTCCGTTGATGCTGGCAGAACGTCGCCAAAACAAAGAAGCCCAGAAATCGCAAAATGAAGTCAAGCAAGTGAAGAAAGGTGGTATGGTTGGTTCTGCTTCCAAGCGTGCTGACGGATGCTGCGTCAAGGGCAAAACCCGAGGAAAAATTGTATGAGAGCTAGTCGGGGTATGGGCTGTATTAATCCTTCAAAGATGCCGAAGGCTAAGACCGTTCGTCGCAAAGACAACCCCAACGAAGTTACTGAATACAAAAAAGGTGGCCTGAGCAAGGTCAACGAAGCAGGCAACTACACCAAACCCGGTATGCGCAAGTCTTTGTTTAACAGCATCAAAGGTGGTGGTAAGGGTGGTGCTCCGGGGCAATGGTCAGCGCGTAAAAGTCAAATGCTAGCAAAACAATATAAGGCTCGCGGTGGTGGATACACAGATTAAAACTTGTACTTACTGCAAAGTAGAAAAACCACTGACGGAATTTTTTAGCCGTGGCGGTAAACTTTCGCATTTGTACAAGTCAAGATGCAAACTTTGTATGCAAGCCAAACGCCAAGAATGGGCTGTAGAAAATAAAGACCACTTAAACGAATGGCGCAGAAAAAATTGGGTGGTAGCTAACAGACGATTGAAAAGACGCGGCGCAACACAAGATTTGTATGACCAGCTTTATGAAGCACAAAAAGGATGTTGTGCGATTTGCAACGAGCCAGAAGAAAAGTTTGCGTGGCTGTGCATAGACCATGACCACAGTACCGGAAGAATTCGAGGTCTTTTGTGCCCTAATTGCAATAGAGGTATTGGGCTTCTACAAGACAATGTAGAATTACTACGTAAAGCAGCCGAATATATTCAAGCAGCAAAAAAGGAATTGTGTCATGACTAAGAAGTGGATTCAGGAAGCTATCAAAAAGCCCGGTGCTTTGAAGAAGTCGCTAGGTGTTAAAGAAGGCGAAAAGATTCCGGCTGGTAAATTGGCTAAGGCAGCTAAGGCTCCCGGTAAGATGGGACAACGCGCACGCCTTGCGCAGACTTTAAAGAAGATGAAGTGAAGAAGCCCCAGCAAAGCCTCAAGGCTTGGACGGAGCAGAAGTGGAGAACTAAAAGTGGTAAGCCGTCAACGCAAGGACCGAAAGCAACCGGAGAGCGATATCTCCCGGAAGCGGCGATTAAGTCGTTATCTCCGTCAGAATATGCTGCAACGACTAGAGCGAAGAGAGCAGGGAAAAGAGCAGGAAAGCAATTTGTAGCACAGCCTAAAACTGTCGCAAAGAAAACTTCGAGATATAGATGACTACTTCCGGCACCACAGACTTTAATTTAAACCTCAATGAGCTTGTTGAAGAAGCTTTTGAGCGTTGTGGCGCGGAACTAAGAACTGGTTATGATTTACGAACTGCTCGGCGTAGCCTTAACCTGCTTACTATTGAGTGGGCTAATCGCGGCATTAATCTTTGGACTATTGAGCAGGGAAGTATCGCCCTTACCCAAGGAACCATCGCATACAATCTGCCTGTTGATACTATTGATTTGCTCGACCACGTGGTCCGGACTGGCACCGGCCAGAACCAAATCGACATTAATATCACCCGAATCTCAGAATCAACCTATTCAACAATCCCGAATAAGAACGCTCAAGGCCGACCGATTCAGGTCTGGATAAACCGTCAATCTGGTGCTACGTATCCAACTACTGGTGTTAACGCCCCTAAGATTAATGTCTGGCCTACGGCTAACGTAGATAATACATACACCTTTGTATATTGGCGCTTGCGCCGTATCCAAGACGCTGGTACCGGCGGTACCGCTACACAAGACATTCCGTTCCGCTTCCTCCCCTGCATGGTTGCGGGCCTTGCTTATTATCTTTCTATGAAGCTGCCTAACATAGACCCCGGCAGACGTGCTGAGTTGAAAATGGACTATGAGCAGCAGTTCCAATTAGCTGCAGATGAAGACCGAGAAAAAGCATCTCTCCGCTTAGCTCCGCGTGTTGGGTATGTTGGTGGCGGGGGCTGGTAATGTCCTCCAAGTTTTCATCCGGCAAAAATGCAATTTCGGAGTGTGACCGCTGCGGGTTTCGATATAAACTTAAACAGTTAAAACGCTTGGTTATTAAGACCAAAAACATTAATATTCTGGTGTGCCCTACTTGCTGGGAACCTGACCAACCGCAGTTGTCTTTAGGATTGTATCCGGTCGATGACCCGCAAGCAGTACGTAATCCACGGCCCGATGTATCATACTATCAGTCAGGTACTACAGGTCTGCAGCTTACAAACAGCGGTAACGCCGGACCTCCGGGTGGGGGGAGTAGAATTATACAATGGGGCTGGGCGCCCGTTGGTGGTTCAAGAGCAAATGATGACTTTTTAACTCCTAACAACTTAGCGCTGCAAATTACACTTGGGACAGTAACCGTAGTAACAACTTAAGGAACAATCATGGACAAGAAAGAAGTTAAGCAAATCGCGGATACCGAAGTTAAGGCCCACGAAAAGCGCATGCACGCTAAGGGTTTTAAGAAGGGTGGCAAGACCAATCTGGATATGAAGAAGTATGGCCGTGGTATGGCTAAGGTTATGAACCAACGTACTTCCTCGCGGGGGCGCTAACATGGCTAAGTTCAGTATGAAGAAAGGTGGCAAGGAAGTCGGCTCTGCCGAAGTCTATGCTGAACCACACACTATGGATGGCAAGGCCGGTGTTGACATCAAGAACAGCGGCTATGAGGGCGGCAACCGCATGAAGGCTAACGACGTAAATATGTCTGTTGGCAACATTGCCCGAAGCGACTACGCCCCGGCTAAGACTGATGGCATTGAAATCCGTGGTTGCGGCGCTGCTACCAAGGGTACTAAGGCTCGCGGCCCGATGGCTTAATCATGAACTACACACAGTTAGTTGCTGAGATTCAAAGCTATACCGAGAATCAGTTTGCAACTGATGATATAAACACGTTCATTAAACAAGCTGAACAACGTATTTACAATACGATTCAGTTCCCGTCGCTGCGTAAAAATGTTACCGGCGCAACATACGGAAATAATAAATACCTTTCTGCACCAAATGATTTTTTGTCCGTATTCTCAATGGCAGTTGTTGATGGTACTGGGGCTTATTCTTATTTGTTGAACAAAGACGTAAACTTTATTCGAGCAGCTTTTCCCAATCCCAGCGATACTGGATTGCCAGAATATTACGCTTTGTTTGGACCTACCACGACAAATGCTGCTACGCCGGTAATTACAAACGAACTTTCGTTTATTTTGGGTCCGACGCCTGATAATGCTTATACCATTGAGCTTCATTACTATTACTACCCAGAGTCGATTACCACCGCTAACACATCTTGGCTGGGCGATAACTTTGATTCCGTTCTCTTTTATGGCTCTTTGCTGGAAGCGTATACCTACATGAAGGGTGAGGCGGATGTTTATACTGCATACCAGAAACGGTATGACGAAGCCCTTGCTATGGCTAAACGTCTGGGTGATGGCCTTGAGCGTGGTGATGCGTACCGTGATGGGCAATACAAGCAGAAGGTGGTTTGATGAGTTTCACCGGTAACTACACCTGCGATACATTCAAGTCCGGGCTACTAGCCGGTACGTT